TCCGCATTTCTTAATGATTTTTATTTTGATCCATATGCAGTAAATTTAGGAGTTGAACTACAAAGAAAATTATCATATAATGTAAATAAAATTTTTGGACATAAAGCAGCTTATATTCGAGTAACTCCTCAGATGCGATCTTTGGATGTAATTCTAAAGGAATATGGAATTTATGAATCATCCAAGGATTATAAATGTATAAAGATATTAGTACCAAATAATCAATTTCCAGATTCGAAGTTAGCCTTCAATCCATTTAATATTGATTATGAAGAACCATTTGAAGTCCATATAGATAAACGATACTTTGAATCATTCTTCGGGAAAGGTGTAGGACCACAAAAAAGAGATATAATCTATCTTCCTATCTCAAATCGTTTATATGAAGTTGCTTCATCTACACAGCATAGAGATTTTATGTATAAAGATTTATATTATAAAGTTTCTTTAATTAAATATGCAGATAAAGCAAATGTATTAAAAGATGAAGCGATTTTAGCAGAACTTGATGAATTAAGTAATAGCACTTCTGAATTATTTGATGATAAAGTGAATCAGGAATTAAAAAAAATAAATAATATTCAGCAGTTTACAGTATCTACAAAAAGAACAGATAAAGTTAGAGATTATATAGATCCTAATCTTATAATTGAAGAAAGAGACTTAATAAACTATCATACTTTAATATCACATTATAGATATGATTTGAGTGCTTCTCCAGTAGATTCGGAAGGAATTGTAAGAACTATGATAGATTACTTAGTACCTGTGGCTTGGAATACAACAGCCGAACGAGCGTTAACATGTTGGTTTTTATTGAGAAATCCAACTACTCTAATTCGTTCAGTAACAGTTTTACAAGAATATGGTACAGAATATACAATTACAACGAATGCTGATACAGGAGCTAAAGTTGGTGACACTGTTACATTTACAAAAACAAATTCGACATTAACATTTTATGGAACAGTTACTGAAAAAGTATCATCATTAGTAATAAAAGTAGAAATATCAACAGATATTCAAAATTATTTAAATAATACATATCCAGATTGGAATTGTAATTATGCTGGTTTAAAAGTAAGAAAAAATTATCCTAAGATATTTATAGATGGTCTTTATAATGATAAAGGGTTTAGATTAGAATGTCATGATAATAAATTCTTTAAAGCTACTGTAGGAACTGACGTTTATAATTTTATACTTCCTGAAGGTTTATCTCTTGATACTTGGTATTGTTTAGTATTTAATTATTCAGCTCAGTATAAGCAACTGTCACTTACTATATTAAAGAGAAAGTGGAATCAAAATACCAATACACCAAGTACTACAGATATGGATGTTATGTATGAATATATTTATAATAATATAGATATTAATGATGTATCTCATTCATTTAAATATAAAGTCATGGCTAGTTATTTAAAGATGACAAATTTAAGACTAATGTCAACAACTATAGAACCAGAAAAAATGGTTAAGTTTTTAAATGAATCAATAGTTTCAGATTCAGATCAATCTATTATTATTGATAATGCAATACCAAGAATAAAATTACCATACGTTGGTGGTCATCCAAACAAATTGTTATAATTTACTATAACTCTATTATAGATAATAGGAATACATATGAGTTCAAATAATCAAGATATTGATATTTTAAGAGAACTTGAAAGAGTAAATCAAGATATTCAAGGTAAAATACAAAGTGATCCTAAAATAATACAAACTGTAACTAAACCAAAAACAGGTTTTACAGATTTTAGAAAATTACTAGATGAAACAAATCATACTGTTAGGCCTATTGTAGAAGCATTTTGTGAATCTTATGTTTCAACTGAAAATATGTTAGATCCTAAAGTTCAACAAAGGCTTAATATTGATACAATTGCTTTATCAGAAATATTATGGAAAAAAGCAATAAGTGATGTAGCTTTAATACAAATAATGGAAAGAATTGATTCTGGAGATGATGATTTTAAAATGTATAATGCTTTAGCATCCTTACTGGGTTCAAAAGATAATATGCCAAAGGAACTTTTACAAACTGTTATGGTTTTGGAAAAAAACTATAAAGAATTAAAAAGCGAATTATTTGAACAGAAAAAACTGCCTATGGAAGATACTGAAGGAGTTAATCCTAACTCTTTAAAATTTCGTGGTACTAGAAATCTATTAATGGCTATAAAAAATGCTTCTGAACTTGAAGAAAGTACGAAAACTTTTGAAGCAGAAGAAGAAATAAAATTAGAATCCGAAGATAAAATAGATATTATAATGCCTAAAAATTTATAGAGTTATCTTATACATTTGAATACCCTTACAATAATTATAAAAAGTTTTTAATACAAAATTTCTTCACTTAAGATTTAAATATACCATGACTGAAAACTCTATACTTGTTATTTCTAATGAAACTAAAAGAGTTATTAAAAATTCTATTCGTTTATGTATTACTCTTACAGATAATATACATGGGTTAAATATTGTTAATCATATAGATGGATTTATAGAAAAAATCCTTCAAGAGAATACTAGCATTGAATGGGTAATCTATGATTTAGAATTAAATAATAATAATGCTGAAGATATGATAATATTTAATTCATATTTGCCTCATTATATTTATAATAAATATACAAATCAAAAATTTATATTTACTTCATCTGGTGTAGTGTTTGGCGAAACTAATTGGGACAAGACTGAAATAGATTCTCATAATCCCAAAACACTATATGCTAAAACTCGTTCAAGTGGAGAAATTGAAGGAGCTAGAGCCTGGTTATTACGATATGATTTGTTTGATGATAAATTTTTAGAACAATCATTATTAGATGAGAAAGTATACTATGGTTCAATTGATAATAAATAATTATAAAGAATTTAATTCTTCAACGTATCATATTATTCCTAAAGATAATCAAACCGAATATGAATTGCTTAATTACTTAAGTTGGAAAAGAAAAAATAATTCATATATTGAAAGGTCATCTTCAGTATTTCCTTCAAATAAAGTATTAAAGACAAGTAAACTAAATTTACTAAATCATTTATGGAGTTTTGCTGGATATGAAGAAATACCAACGTTTAAAGACTTATTCGATGAAATCAGTTAACAATTTCATCAAGCTTCTCATGAGCTAAATTCATAGCCAATCTTATTGAAGCTTGTACATCTTTTCTACAATATTTAACGATATCATCTATATTACCATTAAAATAAAATTCACCAACATTAGATCCTCTTACGTTCCCATTTTTTGGAGATTCAACACCCATTAAATGACAAATCAAATCAAAACTACACATACTGTTAATTGTATAAAGTTCACTCCAAACTCTATACAAGTCTAATGAAATAATATCCCAAGGTTTTTTATCCCATGTATCAAACTGTGTGGGGGGCAAAATTTTATGAACTAACATTCTTCTGTACAAAAAAGGTACATCGAATTTTTTAATGTTGAATCCTGCTAAAATATGATGATAAAATCTTGTATTTATTATTTTAGCAAAAGACTTTAACAAGTTACATTCATTCGAATTATTATCACTTAAAGATTCTACTTTCCACTTGTTATCTGTTGTACAAAAATAACCATAAGAAATACAAACAACTTTTCCATATTCAGGATATAAAGATGCAGATTCTTCATAGCTTTTTTCTGGATTATCTTTATATTTAGCATGTTCTAAACATTTGTCTGTCCAGATCTTAGAAATTTCATATTCATTAATTCTGAATTCCTCAAAGGTTTTAAAACGAGACGTAGTTTCAATATCAAAAAATAAACACTTTTGAATAAAATTTAAAGTATACATGTTATTACAATTAATTTAAAAATATGTACAAATATAGTAATAAATTAACTCTTTTCTTTTAATAATTCAAAAATATTAAAGGTAAATTCACATGTAAATGTTTTTTGTTCAGGCAAAGCAGAAGTGTAACTTAGTTCTAAAGTACTTAAATTTGTCATGGTAATTTGTTGAAGTTTTATTGCAACAAACTCTTTACCTCCATAATCTAAAAGACGTAATCTACAGGTAGGTAAAAATTCTATTTCATTATCAAATTCTAAAAACAATCGTAATTGATCATACAACACAAAATAATTTATATAACCTTCAGTTAATTTAAATGCAACTGTAAATTTTTGATTAGTTAATAAATGTTGTGGTAAATGCCCTCTCCAAAAAGTTTTTCTGGCACCTAATGTTTGTTCAGCAGAAGGAACTGAAATGCTAGGTAAAGTAAAAGATTGAATTGTATGATTCAAAAAATCTGCTACATTATCTATAGGTAAAGGCAATGCTCTAATATATGACCTATATTTTTCTTCAATCTGAGGAAAGAAGAATCCTTTAGGAAATCTAAAATCAAATAAATTTTGTCTTGCATTTAGTATCATAAAAAATATAAAAGATTTTTATTAAAGAGGTTGTTTAACACCAGTACCTTCTCCACCTCCACCTCCACCACCACCATCTCCATTACCTCCACCTCTATTACCACCACTATTCTTTTTGATAATAGTCCAATCAATGTTTTCTTCTTCATAAAGTATAGTCTTTAATACCCATCCTTTTGTATATTTGCCATATTTCGTAAGAGCTCCTGGAGAATTAACATTTCTACCTAAAACAACTCCAATTCTTCCCAAACTATATGCAACGTTAGTATCAATATAAATACCACGAACTCTACCTGGTGATGATAAATAAGTAATCTCAATTTTCACATGTTCATCTTTACTTACTAATAAATCACCTACTGATAAATAATAAATAGATTCTACTTGTAATTCAATTATCTCTCCTTTGTTTCTCGCACGGATATAATCAAAAGCTCTATAGTTATATTTATCTATTTCAGATTTAGCTAACCTTCTATCATAATTAAAGAAATCCCACGATTCATAAGTACGAATATTAGTTGTAGATTTCGAAAATAAAGAAAAATATTGTTGCCAAGCAGTATGCGTATCACCTAAAATATCACTCCAAGTTTTAACTTTTCCTTTTACAATTTTTTCAGTATTTCCAGCAGGAGGTAGAACTGTTACACCACTATTAGATCCAGCACCATTTCTTGTTCCTAAAGAATCAGAAATAAATGATCTTTTGTTAGCTACTGAGCTACCAGATGTACCTAAAATAGCATTAACACCTGAATTATTATTAACTATTGGGACACCTGTTCCAAATCCACCACCAACTAAAGGTCCTTTGTTAGAAAAATTTAAACCTGCATCTATAGTTAGAGGTGAAAATCCAACTGAAGGTAAAACACCCAAATCACTGCCAGATCTTCCTAGAAAATCAACATAATTTATAGTTTTAGCTACACCAGTAATATTTGCATTTGGATTAAATCTATCTAATCCAAGCGTAGGATTAATTACATCATTTTGCGTTACCACTGTTTTGACTATCCCTCCCCCACCTGGATTATCTCCACCTTGGTATCCTTGTGTACCTCCACCTTGATTACCCAAACCCTCACCTAGGTTACCTCCACCTTGGTTTCCTCCACCTTCACCACCTTGGTTACCTCCACCTTGGTTTCCTCCACCTTGGTTACCTTCACCTCCACCAGCACCTTCACCACTTACATTTTCAAGGTCCTCAATAGATTTTAAAATCTTATTTAATTGGTCTTGAAATGCAGCTATATTTTGATTTTCTTTTTCTGCTGCCTTCCTAGCTTGTTCTCTTAAATCTAATTCTCTTTGATTATTTATTTTATCTTTACTTGCAACATCTCTTTGTAGAGAATTAAGTAAATCTGCTTGTGCATTTTGTGAGGAGGATTGCGCATTTAATTTAGCTTCTAACGCTGCAAGTTCAGATGATTTTTGACTTAATTCAGATTGACGAGTATTCAAAGATAGTTGAGAAGTTCTAATATTATTTAAAACCCTTTCAAGTTCATTTCTTCTTATTTTTTCAATATCATCTTTTACAGTATCTGCATCTTGCATTCTTCTCCATTTACCTGTATATAAAGTAGTTTCACTAACTCCTGATCCTGTAGGAATAACTTGAATAACTTGAAGCATATTTTTAGGAACAAAATAAGTAACCCCATCATATATCAATTCAAATAAATCTGTGTCTCCCTTAGAATAAAATTCTTTAGAAATAATATTAATTTCTTTATTAGCAATTCCTCCAACAAAATTGTCCATAACTTTAACTTTTATAAAGGATGGAACTTTTGATGTGATATAAAATATGCCACCTTCATTAGAATAAATAGCAGAAGAATCTTTCGCAGGTATCTTAAATACTATTTCACCTTCAGCTAAATTTGTCGAATAAAATCCTTCTAATTTAGAAAACCTTACTCTTTTTCCAGCGTATTCTATTACTAAAAATAAATCAACATCATAACGTAAATCTAAAGAAGTCGTAACATTATTTTCTAAATATCTATGCATTTTAAATTTAACATAGTTCTCATAAGGATGTATAAGCATAATAGCTTCGCCTTGTCCAAAAATAACATCCCAATTCCAAACAGATTCAGTAGTAAATGTTCCATCAGTTTTTAAGATTACATTAGATGTATTTACAGCTACTTCATTAAAATCAAAAAATGTAGGAGTATATAATTTTTCTACTCTTTTATCTACTACTTTTCTATTAACTTGAAGTTTAGTTTCTTCTATAATTTTGTTGTAAATTTTAAAGGATCTTACTGAACCCTCTAAATTAACTTTTTCTATTTTTCTTCCATGTCTTTTAGGCTCAAATGAAGTGATAGAGGCTGTCCTTACAATTTGATTTCCAGTATCTTTGTCTGTAAGTCTCATTACATAATCTATACTAAAGGAATATGCGGAATCTGCATTTTTTAAAATAGGCCTAAATTTTTTAGGCTCATTAAAATTACCTTCTTGTATAGAAACAAAATAATCGCTTTGTACTTGACTAAACCCTAATTGCTCATAAATATATAGTTCATGAAAAACATAATAATCTCCACCAACTGAATTTAAACTAGAAACTAAATCTTCTACAAATCCACCTTGCCATGAAGGGTAATATTCAAAACAATCTTCTTCATCATTTTCAATGATAACAGCACTTAATAAACTATATGCATCCTGTTGTTTATATGTTATATTTGTAACATTACCTGCCGTTAATGAAAGAACTGTTCCATTATCTGATGATGTAGTAATTTCTCTTAATGTAATAGAAATTAAACCGCTTCTCAAAAAACCTTTGTTATTAGAACTTAACCAATAAGCTAAAGCTCCAGATGTAGGGTTAGCATAAAATTCATCGTTAAGACTAAAAAGAGAGGGTATTAACACTTCAATATATCTATCATAACTTCGTCCTGAAATTACAATTGGTCTAGCATTGAATTTAATAAACTCATCGCCTTTTAAATAAGCTATTTGAGCAACTGTACAATTCTTTCCAGAAACTTCAGGGTATTCAACACTAAGAAGTAAACCATCTAAATCTTCTAGATTATATCCTGATAGTAAATGTAATTTTAAAGTTTCATATTCAACTGGCCATTGTGTACTAGTATAATCACTTAATAAACTTTGAGAAAGATTTGCAGAATCATAACTATTATAAGGGATAGCTCTATCTTGATCTAAATGTGCCCAAGTTCTAGAATCAGTCAAACGTACAGCAGATCTATCTAAAATATTAGATGTTGGATTATTTCCTTTTGTAACATTCAGTAATTGTCTTTCATTTGTATATGAAGAATTGAAAAACAAAAAAGACTGCGTATTGGTAGATATTACTGTAGTGTCGTAATCTAATTCTACCAAGGCATAAGGCGTTATTTGAAGTAGTGATTTAGCCATTTTATAATGAAGTTTTTACAGTTTTTGATGTACTTGCTACTTCAGCAGTTGCAGCAAGTGCTGAAAGTACTCCTGGTGATGGAGGCCATTTTGCATCTGCTGCTGCTGCTAATGCTTTTAAAAAAACCCAAAGGGGCTCCGCACATATATTTGAAAATACTGGAGCTGCTCCTAATTCTGTTTTCACACCATTAACATGTACATTTGAACTATTTATTTCTATTTTAGTTGGAGCTGTTGCTTCAATTTTATTATTAGCTACAATAGTTATATTTGATCCATTTAATTCTATAACTGACTGAGTTGCATCATGTTCAATAGTTATAGATTTATCAGGATTTATCGTTACATGAGATCCATTAAAATGGTATTTTAAACCAATTGAAGGACTATATAGAATTTTCATATTTTCATCTTCATCGTAAGTAATTACATGAGAATTTAAATATGAATCATTCAATTCAGACTTCATAGTTTCATTTGCAATTGGAATACTCCAATATACAGGAAAATATGTGTCTCCATTTTCAAATCGTATTCGTACTATAGTATCCAATTTTGGAACACTTATAGATCCATAACCTTTTGATTCTCCTCCTGCAAATGACATATTATAAGCAGGAAACGCCCAAGGTAGATCGTTGTCTTGTAATTCATCGAAGACCCCAAGAACTTTTACTTTACATCTACCGATTCTTTCAGGATCATCATTGATTACTACTTTTCCAAAATATGTATTATTTCTTTCCATAGTATTTATATATCAAAAAAATAAAAACATAAAATTATTGTGAGTTTGAATCTTTAGGATTTTTTACAACAGACAGTTCTCCAGAAACTTCTCTTATTGGTGTATTAACTGAAGGTACTCCTAATTGTACATTTTTGTAACCTGTATTCTCTTGAACAGAAGGTGCTTCTAAACCTACATTTTTATAATTTGTATTTTCTTGAATAGAAGGTGCTTCTAAACCTACATTTTCAGAAGTTGTATTCTCTTTAGTAAAAGGAGTTTTAAAACCTACATTTTCAGAAGTTGTATTCTCTCTAGTAAAGGGAGTTTCAAAACCTACATTTTCAGAAGTTGTATTTCCCATAACAGAAGATGTTTCAAACTCTATACGACTTTGTGGCAGTGTTTGATTATTACTTTTTATCCCTATACCTTTATTTTCCTGAAATACATTTTGACCTATTGTATATGAAGAACTTCTTGTTTCTGTATCAACATTTTTTGTTGGTAGAACCTGTAGAGGTTTCGAAATTTCTAGTTCAACATTTCCTTGGGAAGTTTTTTTATTTTTATTTATACCTAGAGTACGTTGACCTTCAAAAGCATTACTTATGGTATTACTCTGAGGCTGCTTACCTTCTAATTCTACATTTTGATTAGGTAGTAAAGTAGCACCCTCTTTACCTTCTAGATTAATATTTGTAGATGGAAATGTTGTATTTATATTTATAGCACCTTTCAATTCTACATTATCATTCATATGATTTAATGGAGCTGTACCTTCTAAACGAACATTTTTATCCATTTTTGTAGTTATACTTGCACTGTTTAATTCAATTTTTTCAGAAATTTTATTTTGTACTGTAGCTCCTACAAGATTAACATTAGTTTCAGATAAATTCGTAAGAGGTTTTGTTCCAAGCAATGTTTCTGTTCCTAATGAAGATAAAGTATTCGGAACTTCATTTTTCATATTACCTATATTATTTTCAGAAAAAGCTGTGACAGGCTCTTTGCCAAGTAACGTTTCTTTTCCTAATGAAGTAGATGTTAAGCTTTCATTATATTCCATATTTCCAACATTACTCTCAGAAAGTTTATCCGCTGGTGTTTTTCCATTTAGTTCTGCAACTCCAAGTTCTTTTACAGTATTTTTATTATTTCCAGTTAATTCAACATTACTTTCATTCAATTTAGAAATCGGTAGTGTTCCTATTAAATTAGCATTTTTAATTGAACTTGACTTAATTGCACTTCCTTCTAAATTTACATTGTCTTCAGCAAATTTAGTTTGAGGTTTTATTCCATCTAAATCAGCTGTAGTTTCATTAAAACTTGTTTGCTTAGTGGGAGAAATCAATTCTTCTTTTAAATTAGGAAGATCCCTTAATACTTTTGATTCTGTAAGATCTATTTTAGATTCTTCAAATTTACTCAATGGTGTTTTTCCAGCTAAATCTACATTTGTAGAACTTAAACTATTTAAAGGCTCTGTACCCTCTAAATTAATTTTACTTTGAGCTAAATCTGTGAGCACTTTTGCACCCACTAAAGTTTCATTTGCAGAAGCGAATTTTGTAAGAGGAGTTGTACCTGTTAAAGTTATAGATTTTTGATCAAAACTCAATAATGGATCTTGACCTTCTAATATAACTTTTGCAGGATCAATTTTCTTTAGTGCTTCAGCTCCTGTTAGTTCTGCACTTGTAGGTACTAAGTCTTTTAAAGATTCAGCCCCAATTAAATTTGCATTTACAGGTACTAACTCTTTAAGAGGTTCTGCACCTACTAAATCTGCATTATTAGGTACTAAGTCTTTAAGAGGTTGTGCACCTACTAAATCTGCATTATCAGGAATCAAGTCTTTAAGAGGTTCTGCACCTACTAAATCTGCATTATTAGGAATCAAGTCTTTAAGAGGTTGAGCACCTACTAAATCTGCATTATCAGGAATCAAGTCTTTTAGAGGTTGAGCACCTACTAAATCTGCATTATCAGGTACTAAGTCTTTAAGAGGTTGAGCACCTACTAAATCTGCATTATTAGGGGTTAAATCTTTTAGAGGTTGAGCACCACTTAGATTTGCACTACTTGGAGTTAAATCTAATTTTTTACCTGCTCCTTCCAAGTTTATTAAAGATTCATCAAATGTAGTTTTTTTAGTTGCTCCAGTTAAAACTTCTTTTTTAGGATTAATTTTAGTTTCTTTTCTAACAGTTTGGAACTCAATATTTTGAGGCATTTCTTTTTCAACTCTTGAAGCTTGTAGATCAATATTTTTTTGATCAAAAAGTTTTTCAGTTGGATTAGGATTATTAAATAAACTTCCCCCAGGTCTTCCAATTGATTGAAATCTTGGATCTGCACCTTGACCTGAAAGATTTGCTTGAATGTCGCTTAAAGACTTTTGTACATTTGGTGCTACTAATTCTAATTTAGTTGGAATACCATCCCTGAGATTTGGTTGTATTGGTCTTCCTGAAGATTCTATGTTAATACCTAAAGCACCTGCGATAGCAGGATTTACAAAGTTTTGAGCTACTTGATTTAAATCTCCATTTAAAATACCAAGCCCTATACCTGCTGCTGAACGATAAAGATCATTACCAAATACATTCTTTGTGATTTGTTCAGTTGCCAAACCTAAAGCTTCTTGAGCTATTTCTGATGCAGTATCTCCAGCAAAATCAACAATAGAGCCTAAAGAACCTAAAATTCCACCTCCACCACCAAGATTTGTACCTTGCGTGATACCATCTATGCCTAAAGCAGCAGCAGCAGCATTTGCACCTTGAGATATAGCACTTCCAAATCCACCATCTTCAGTAATAATTCTTTTATTATCCCCTTTATCTCTTTCTAGATTTTGATAATTATTCCAATAAGGAACCTTAGGTTTAAAAGCCGCATTTAAAGTTTGAGAAAGTTTTATTACATCTGATTTATTTTCAGACTTTAAAAAATTTTCAATTAAATTATCACTTAATGAATATTCCAAAAGACTATATGTATTACTTTCTATAACTCTTCCTATTTTTATTTTTAGACTCTGAGCAAGAGTAGTATCTTTAAGTCTTGGGTGACTTAAGCTATTTATTCCACTAAAACTATTCATATCAAATTCACAATCTTGACAGTCAAATACTAAACATGAAAAATGATTATCCCACCATTGAAGTCTTTTAACAAAAGATAAAGATCCATCACGAACTTTACCTAGAAGTTTTCCACCTATATTACTAGCATTAAAAATATCTATATCTCTTAATGCTTGTAACGCTTGTTTACCATTTATAGAGTAATTATCTTCTGTTATAGCTAATTGTCTTGCATCTCCGACCATAATAGTCATTCGAAATCTTCTCATATTGACAGGTAAAACCCATCTTCTATACTTCCTATCATATGCTGCTTTTCTATAAAGATCCTTTAAAGCCGTAATCCTAAAGTCAATACTATCCAATGTAGATATGTCAATAACTGCATCCGTAAGTCCTGCTTCACCTCTACCTTCAGATGGATATGCATGTTTAAATAAACCTTCTATTCCATTTATACCTTGAAAATACCATGGGGTTTGTTCACTAATTGACTTTAAAGCTAAGTTGAATTTTCTTAGCATAATTGCTCTTTCAGGCTCCCCTACATTATACAGAAATTTTATAGCTGATTCTGGAGCTACCTGAGACGTTTCATCTTTGAGGTCACTTAGTAATCTATTTGTAACATAATCTGGGTGCTTTGCTTCTGGTGGGTTAAAAGCAAACTTAATATGAAATATAGGATATGTAGGGTCTTCATGATTATAATTATTTAGTATTCCAGGATCCACTATACTAGAAATACCTAAAAACTTACGTAAAAACTGATCGGCTGCATACATCATAATTTTAAAAATTAAACTTTGTTTTTATTCTTCAAAAGCACCATCATTATTTAGTTCTCGACCACTAAAACCATCTTTAGCCGTTATATCACCTTCTGTATCTTTTTCGTCATTATAATCGTTAAACTCTTCTTTATTTTTAATTTGTAAATTTTTTATAAAATCTTCAAAATGTAAGATACTACCATGTGGTTGAAATTTCACAATTCCTTTTTCTGGATGATAATGTTTCATAGGATCATTTTTCTTTGATTTCCTATCTTTTTTTGTTTTATCTAAAAAATTTTGAGTATACAAACCATAAGAATTAAAAGAATCCCCACTTCCTGTTGTAGTAGCAGTTGGTGCTGTAACTGAACCCATACCTGGAGTACTAGCTAGTGTTGCAAACTCTTCGTCTACATGCATAGGAAGATTTTTTTCAGATGTTTTTATATAATGTGTAAGCTCTCTTACTGTCATTGAATCAGCAATATCTTTTACTTCTTGAGAAGGTTCAGATTTTAATTTTCCTAATTTATAAGCATAAGCCATTCTCATAAGTCTTAATTGTGCAATTGATTTAGCAGGCATATCTAATATTTATTTTATATATCTTGTTATAATACAATCAATTAAATTGTATAAACCAACTTGGTGGTGCTTCTTTATCAATTTGTTCTTTAACTTCTTGTAACTCTTTTTCGCCTGCATCTTTTAATATATTACCATTTAATGTGACTCCCGATGGTAATTGAAATGTATAAAGAGTATACATAAATCCTAATTGAATTTTACTTTTAGCAAAAACCCATCTTATAAATAAATCATCATTATAAAGAGATTCTTGAGATATCTTTGAATAACATTTAACAACTGAACTCGTTCTAGGATTTCTACCAGTAACTTTAATTCTTTTGGAATTTTGGTTAAACGAATAAGCTATAGTATCCAAGAAGTATGCTTTTGTAATATCCCAATATGCATATTGAGCAGTTCTCATAACCAAATCAGTGCCAGTAACAGGTGATAAAAATAATTCAGATGCTATAATCTTATTTTCAGTAATATCACGATCCACAATACCAATACGAGAACCTCCTCTAATTTCCCTAAAATCAGAAATTGTCATTACACAATCAGGTAACTGTACAAATCTTCTATTTTTAAATTCTTGAGATTCAAAATAAGAATGTGGAATAATATAAAAGTCACTTTCTACTGCGTTTTTATAATTTATAAAAAACCAGCGTTCAGCATTTTTTATAATACGTTCAATTTCTCTAGGGGATATTGAGTTTGGTAAACCACTCGAAACAGTAAGTTCATCTTGAGTTAGTTCAACGAGTTCATCAAGTGTCATAGCAGTTGAAATTTATTTATTACTTTATATATCTAAAAGTTTTAATTTTAGAAAAATAAATAGCTATAACAGTGTTAAGAAGAGAGGTTAGTTGTATAAATTGATAAAAATTTTCTGAAGGTCTATGTATTCTTCAAAAATAACTTTATGCTCTTGACATATTTCTATTAAGGTAAAAGAATCTTGAGTTGTTTTAAGCTTGGAAGTATTAAGATCTATTTCAACTAAAATTGTATATAAATCTCTATAATCAGGTAGGTTTTCTATTTGTTTTTTAAACTTCTGAGAAAGTATGTAGACAAAGTTTTGATCTTTTTCAATCATATTATCATACATATCATTTAATAAAGTTTCAAAGTTAGTTCTAATTATCTCAATCCTTTCTGTGGAATCTGATATGACTCGAATCATTTCATCTACATTTGTTCTATCTTCATAGAATTCAGAAGCTGCTAATGCAACCATAAGAAATAGTAATTTTAAAAATAGTTATTATTTATAAAGTATTAAAACATTCTAAATATCTTAAATCTTTAGTATATAGAAATCTATATATCTAAGTTAAACTATTTTTTTACATATAAAACAAAAAGAAATAAAAATAATAATAAAAAAAGTAGAAGTGATACATACGTATATTTTCTTTTAGGCAATAAAAATTTCCAATAAGAACATAATGTGTTAGAAATAAAATAAATTGAAATGAGATTGAGTATAATAATAATTAAAAAAAATATTTCTTTCATAAAAAAGAACCTACTAAAAAAATGATACAAATTGAAATAGATATAAACATTATATTATCTTCAGTACAATGATATTCTGGAAATATTTTATTCTTCATCAGTTTCTTCATCATCAGTTATTAATAAATTTGTTTTAAAATAGTGCCATCCATCTTCATCTAGAAATATAGATTCTTGATTTTCTTCATCCACATATATGCTAATAAGAGGATAATCTAAAAATAATACATTATCATCTTCATCTTCAAATCTTCTATATATTATTTGAAAATCATCCATTTCTTTTGGGATAGCATTTACAAATTTTCTTAACTCACTAATTTTCATAGCTATGATTTTTTTAATTCTTCTATACTAATGTGAGAAACATCTTGAAATTTTAACCCATTACCAAGTAAAAATGTATATATTAACTCACTCTCTTTAATAGAAAGTTCAGTTTTTCTATTTATTTTAGCCATAATAGTGGAATAATTAATATTACACTCTTCACATAACTTTTTTATTTTAACGATTTCACTTAATCGCTCTAAATCATCAATTGTAATCATTGTAATTTAACCAATATGATCGTGCATATTATTTTATGCAAAATAATATATTTGTTCATTCAATGTAGAAATAAAAATAAAAAGCCCTGATTTCAGGGCTTAATTTAACTTTTTTTCTTCCTTCCTCTTCTCGATTTACCCGTTTGGGGTTCCTGAGATTTCTGAATGAAATCTGTACCTGTCGTTAACACTTCATTCTTTTTTATTTTAACAGTATCTTTGTCTTTGACTTTTCTATTCTTTTTAACTTTTTTATGAGTAGAATTAATACTTTCTACATCTTCTGGAATTGGATATAATTCAACATTTTGCTTTTCATTTGAAGTTTCAACAGATTCTTTTTCTGAATCACTAGAAGGTTTTTGAAAAAGAAATAAATAATCAGAAATAAAAAAATATGCAGAAACTAAAATTATTAAAGAAAAGCTTATTAAAAAAATTGTCATATATCTTACTTTATTTTTAAGTGAAATTTATATATCATTTTTAAAAATAAATTTTAATCAGAAAACCTTTTTTTATATTCTTCCAATCTAATAAGAACATTAGGTTCTTCTTCCATGAAATGTTCTTGATTCATTCGTTGAATTAATTTTTTTAGTATTGGATTTATTTTTGATTCATCTAATTCTATCTTTTGTTGTTTTAAATTTCTATATGATAAATTTCTTCTTCCATATTCTTCATTCATAATTGCAAATGCTCAAAAGTTTAAAATAAAATTCATCCATATCTTCTTTAGATATTTTATCAAATGTATCTTCCATTCTATGACACAAATTCCAAATATTTGGATAACCATAGCCATTTAAGGCAACATCTATATCATAATCATCAAGAATTCCTATACACATTGCAGGTATTCCATGTAAAGAAAGAACAAAGGCATCATTATATGGAGTTTGGACTTTTTTTGCATTAAGTAATTGTATATAAGGATCACATATATCCTCAAATTTTTCAAACGAACTTACCCATATATGTTTTCCTAGTCCTGTTAGTTCCAAGTTTATACAAGCGGATATATCTCCAAACTTACCACATTTAATATCTTCAGAAAGAACTTGACTTCCACAACAATATGGATTTACATGTTCTTCTGAATCAACTATTGCAATATGTATAGGTATAGGAGGAGGATTATCATTTAAGTCTAATGCCAATTTTAACAAATGACTTATAGATGCAGTATTATCCTGACAATTTTCAGAATCTTCATTTACAATATCATGATGTGCTAAAAACATAAGCCCTGGAATATTTAAATCCTTTGAAAAAGAAATATAAATATTTGTAAAATCCCTTTTATAAAATGGAACATTATAATGGATAGTTTCATATGGAATATTAGACTCAACAAGAATTCTGGTTATTTTATTAAGTCTTGGATTCCATGTAGGAGCGTGTTTATCAAAAGATGAATGAGATAATATCTTTGAAAATTCTTCAAGAATATCATATGAGCTTTTTGTTTTCCAATTATTCATTTTATTACCTTTAAAATTATGTTAATACAAATATAATAAATAAAATGATAATAAAAAATAAATTTGTGGAGGTGAGGGGAATCGAACCCCTGTCTTAACTTCCAAGTTATTAGAACACTACAACCATATCTCTTTTATAATAAGTTATCTATTTAGGCAAAGAGCAGCCGATAGCAACTGTGCTTTCTAAAGTTCTTCATAAAACGAAAGCTTCTTATGATATATGTCGTTATAAGCGACGAGTGATATAATGAGAACGACCGCAAATTATATCACTCGGAATCAAGCCGCTATTGCGTATTGGTTCTGAGATACTTCAACCATTGGATAATGATTGAAAATATGTGTGTTTTTGCCATTTATAAATTACTCAGTTGTATTATCGTGCTCCACCGAGTATCAGCACGGGTTGCTTCTTGATGCGTCAAAAGCTAATCGAAACCAATGACACCCCCATTTATTATCAATATAGTAAATTATTTTGAAAAGTTCAAATTATTTATTAAAATAATTTAAGAAATAAAAAATCCATGAGAAAATGATGATCTATCTATAAAATAATCTATTTTATTTCCATTGAGTTCTTCATTTATTTCTACCTTTTCCAAATTTCGATAGAAATAACACAACCCTTTTTTTAAATCCTGAGTATTTTCTATAAAGAATATACAATCCCTCAATGAATAAGCAGCCCAATCTATATTACTATAATCAGTACTATTATATTCTGTAGGGTAGAATATTTCTAGATATTTAAATATGTCTTTATGTATGAATATATTTTTACGAACACCAGAAATAGAAATTTCAACAATATTTTTTTTATTAGACTTGATCTTACATTTATCTGAATCTATTACCCATCCTTTATTTCTTACATCCCAATGGATGGATACAATTGTAATCATGTTACAAAGTTAAATTTAACCTATATATTTTTTATTATGTATACGATATATCATAATTGATTAATTAAAACATTTTCTTATTAGTTTGAACTAATTGCAATTTTATAATAAAAAGGTTATAACTAAAGTTGATTATTCATTTTTAAAAGAAAATATGAAATCTCATTTAATTCCTTACGTAATTGAACAAAGTTCACGAGGAGAACGATCATATGATATCTTCTCAAGATTATTAAAAGATCGAATTATTTATTTGGGTAGTGGTATTGATGATTATGCTTCTTCCATAATTATAGCCCAACTTTTATTTTTACAGTCTGAAGATCCTAATAAAGACATACATCTTTATGTAAATTCACCAGGAGGCAGTGTTAGTGCAGGTATGGCTATATATGATACTATGCAATACATAAAGCCTGATGTATCGACGATATGTGTTGGTATGGCAGCTTCTATGGGTCAAGTGATTTTGACCGCAGGAGCAAAGGGGAAAAGATATGCCTTGCCACATTCAAGAGTTATGATGCATCAGCCTTTAGGTGGTACACAAGGTCAAGCATCAGATATAGAAATTTATACAAGAGAAATGATTAAAATTCGAGAAAGTTTATATAGTGTAATTTCAAAGCATACAGGTCAGAGTGTTGAAAAAATTATGAAAGATGCAGACAGAGACAATTGGATGTCTTCTGAGGAAGCATTAAATTATGGTATCATAGATAAAATTCTATAGCAATTGTAGTGTATTACAATTGATATATAAAATTTAGAAAAGATACTACCAATAACTAGAACAAAAAGGAACATATATGGAAGCAAATTTCTCGGAAGGACTTCAAGAAGTCATTAGAAATTCAAGAGAAGAAGCAATGAGATTAGGACATGATACCATTCAGATAGGACATCTACTATTAGGTGTTTTAAAACGTAATGAAGGTATAGGAATTGAAGTACTAAAATCTCTTAATACAGATTTAAAACAATTACAAAAATCAATTGTTAAAGAATTAGATACAAGTAAAGTTTCAATCCAAACGACAAATTTATCTGTTTCAAAAACAGCTGAAAAAGTATTAAAGGTAACTTATTTAGAATCTAAATTGTACAAATCTGAGAAAATAGGAAGTGAACATTTAATACTATCTATTTTGAGAGATGAGGAGAATGAAGCTTCCAAATCTTTGCACGCTCAAGATATAAATTATGATACATTTAGAAAAGAATTAGATTTATACATTAACAATGATGATGAAACATTATCTTCAACCATAAACAGATCTGCATTAAAAAAACCTAAACCTAATACTACAACTAAAACCAAAACTCCAGTTTTAGATAATTTTGGAAGAGATTTAACAAAGTTAGCGGCAGAAGGAAAATTAGATCCAGTAATTGGTAGAATTAATGAGATTGAAAGAGTTGTACAAGTTATTGCAAGAAGAAAAAAGAATAACCCTGTTTTAATAGGTGAACCTGGTGTTGGTAAAACAGCAATAGTTGAAGGTTTAGCTTTAAAAATAATTGAAAGAAAAGTTCCAAGAGCTTTAATGAACAAACGTGTTATTTCTTTAGACTTGGGATCAATGGTTGCAGGGACTAAATATAGAGGACAATTTGAAGAACGTATGAAGTCTGTTGTTCAAGAACTTGAAAAAAATGAAGATATAATATTATTTATTGATGAATTACATACTCTTGTTGGTGCTGGTGGTGCTTCTGGTTCTTTAGATGCTGCTAATATGTTAAAACCAGCTTTAGCTAGAGGTGAGATTCAATGTATTGGTGCATCAACACTCAATGAATATAGAGAACATATTGAAAAGGATGGTGCTTTAGATAGAAGATTTCAAAAAATAATTATAGAAGCTCCTACTAGAGAAGAAACATTAGAAATTATTACTAATGTGAAAGATAAATATGAAAAGCATCATGGTGTAAAATACACTGACGATGCTATCAAAGCTTGTGTAAAATTATCTGAACGATATATTACTGATAGATTCTTTCCAGATAAAGCATTTGATGTACTAGATGAATCTGGGGCTAGAGTTAGATTATCAAATATCGAAGTGCCAAAAGAAATTTTGTCATTAGAACAAGAATTAGGTGAAATTAGTATTGAAAAAAATCAGGCTATAAGAAATCAAAATTTTGAAGAAGCTGCTAAACTTCGTGATAGAGAAAGGAATATACAGGTAGATTTAGAAGCAATAAAATTTTCATGGGAAAAATCTTTAGATGATAATCAACAAATTGTAACTGAGGAAGATGTAGCAAAAGTAATTTCTATAATGACTGGTATTCCTGTTACAAAGGTATCTGAAGATGAAGCAAAAAAACTTATGAACATTAATAATGAATTAAAGAAATACGTTATAGGTCAAAATGAAGCGATAGATATTTTAGCAAAATCAATCAGAAGATCAAGATCAGGTCTTAAAGATCCTTCTAGACCAACTGGAGTATTTCTATTTACTGGTCCAACTGGTGTAGGTAAAACAGAGCTTGCTAAAACATTAGCTAAACATTTATTTGATAGTGAAAATTCTTTAATTAGAGTAGACATGTCTGAATATATGGAAAAATTTTCTGTAAGTAAATTAATTGGAGCTCCTCCAGGCTATATAGGTTACGAAGAAGGTGGTCAATTAACTGAAAAAGTTCGAAGAAAACCTTTTAGCGTAGTTTTATTAGATGAAGTAGAAAAGGCACATCCAGATGCTTTAAATACATTACTTCAAGTATTTGATGATGGTCATCTTACTGATGGATTAGGAAGAAAAGTAGATTTTAGAAACACAATACTAATAATGACATCTAATATTGGACAAAGAGATATTAAAGCTGGTGGAAGTTTAGGTTTTTCTATTAATAAAGATACTAGTGATGAATCGCATATTATAGAAACAATAGATTCAGCTATAAAAACTATGTTCTCTCCAGAATTCATCAATCGTCTTGATGGTATTGTTTATTTTAAAAAGTTAAAAAAAGAAGATATGATAAGTATCTTAAATATTCAACTCCAAAAATTAGAAAGTCGTTTATCTGATAAACATATAACGTTAAATATTTCTAAAACATGTAAGGAGTTTTTAGTAGATAAAGGATTTGATGAAAAATATGGTGCACGTCCATTACGAAGAAGCATTCAAAAATATCTAGAAGATCCATTATCTGAAGAATTACTGTCTGGCTTAATTAAAGATGGTTCTGAAGTGAAAATAAAAGTTGATAAAAAACTTGATAAACTGATCTTCACTTATAATACTAACTTAGAAATAGAAGCATAAACTAAAAAGGAGCTAAATATTAGCTCCTTTTTTTATAGTGTATCCACTTGATATATGTACTAAAAAACTTATTAACTATATTAGGGTAAGGATGTTCATATACTACCTTTATGATGCCAGCTTGTATTATAGATTTGGTACAATGCTCACATGGTTCATGTGTACAAAATAAAGTACTATTTCTTCTTAAATGTGAATCTACAGATAAAATAGCATTTATTTCAGCATGAACGGTCCTAATACATCTTCCTTCTTCATTCTTTAAGCATCCTTCATCTAAACAATGAGGCATACCTTTTGGAGACCCATTATATCCAGTAGATAATATTTTATTATCTTCGGC